TTCTTGCCACCCATTTTCTTGGAACCGCCCATTTTCTTGGAACCGCCCATTTTTTTGGAACCACCCATTTTCTTGGAACCACCCATGCTCTTCTTTTTCATCATAGCCATTATTACACCTCCCTTGCTTTTCTTTTGTTTTCACTTGACTTCTTATAGTGCCACATCATGTGATCTTGCATTTGATCATCGACTTTATCAACTTGTTGGTCAACGTGATCTATTTTGTGATGTAAATTAAGTATTTCATCTTTAACATCTACGAGCATTGTCGCGACAATATTGTGATCACTTTTATTTTCTTTACGGCCCTTTTGGACTAGGGCTACAAGTATTCCGCCAATAGCGGTTATTATTGCAACAATGGCAGCTTCCATCTCAGGATCCCTTGACCCATTTTTTGGAAGGGGACTGAGTTTTACTGGGACTCCATTTAACTTTATTGGCCCAGTATGCTGCAGACATAGGTCCTTTAGATATATTCTTAGCGTGGCGTGAGGCGAAAGCCTTCCTCTGACCAACAGTTTGGTTAGTCTTTACCCCCTGCTGGCCAAAACGAATTGTTTTAACTTTATCGCCAGATTTAGCTACAACAATATGAGATTTACTTGGATGACTAGGAGTTCTTTTTGGTTTATTAAAACCACTTACTCCAGCTCTCGCTAAGCGTGAATCTTTTTTAGTTGCCATTACTTTTTCTTTCTACGCTTTTTATTTTTTAAAATAGGACCATTAGACTTCTGGTTATTTGTACCCATTCTTGGTCCACTTATGTAAATAGATTTTTTAAAAGCCATTATTTTTTACGTTTCTTTTTTAATCTATTTGCTGATGATATTGCAATAGCTATTGCCTGTTTACGCGATTTCACAACAGGACCACCCTTACCAGAGTGCAACGCACCTTTACCAAATTCATCCATTACAGATGTAATTTTTTTTTGATAAGTTGTTTTCTTTTTTTTATTTACCATTTTTACTGTTATTGTTTTTTGTCCACTGACTAGAGTAATGACCACCAGTTCTCTTCGTGTCAATAACATTCATTACAGAATCTTTAAGTAACTTATAATAATTTTTTTCCGAGGATGTTTTACTTCCCCAACCTTTGTCGGCCATATTTACCACCTTATAAAAGAAGACTGGTTATATAGTAACATTTCTGCACTATATAACCAGTCTTCAAATTTGAAATATTAATGAATGCCTATGCTTTTTTTGCTGTCTTTGGGGTATTTGTTACCTTTTTAGCAGGAGTTTTTTGTGTGTTTGCTCCGTTAATATTTTTAGGTCTACCAGGCTTTTTCTTCTTAGGTTCAGAAGTTTTATTATCATCTAGGTCATAACCACCAAGTTTTGGTTGCTGAAAAGTAATTACTGGCTCTACTACAGAATTTACTGATGTAGTAGGTTCAGTCTGAAAAGTGGGACTTGGTAATTTTTTCTTTTTTGTAAATAATAACTTTCTTGCAAGCTTTTTGATTAGTTTCATTTTTTCTCCTGTTACTTTGTACCTTGCTGTGATTCTTTAATGAGCATATAACGCTCACCAGTTTCTTTTGAAGCTAAAGAAAACCCATAGGCAACTGCTTCTTCAACCGCTGCCGTCAGAGCTTGTTTGTCTTCAAAGGAAACACCATGCAAAGGTATGGTAACCCCTGCATAAACATCAATATTTTCAAAATTGCCAATATTGATTTTTCTATTTACCCCACATATTACTACGGGAGAACTCGTTAAAGAAATTTCATTACTCAAGAGATTAACCACCTGGTCTAGGGGAGAGTCCATAGACTGCTCCATTGCTGTTTTTGTTATCTTAGGCATATACGTTTATGAACTCGTTAATTATTTCTAGTGTCTTATTAGTTTGCTCATCAATTGATAAGTTATCGGTGACTATTATAGCAGATGAAATTTCTTTCACCAAGTCACATTCTTTTTCTGATTTATGAGAAGATTGTTCTGCTGTCATTAGATGACCATCTCTTTTCATCATTCTTTGATTTCTGACTTCATCTGAGGCATCAAAGTATATAATCATTCCATTTGGTTGACTTAAAATTTTATCAGCCTCATTTTTAAATCTGACATCTGAAATAATAATCCCAACATGTTTAGGATTTTCTTGAAAACCTTCTGAAGAAATAATACTTCTGTGCATTTTTGTTGATTTATATATTACCCACTTGGCAAAAATTTCAGGATCGTATAGCCTACATAGATCTCCTGCCTTTTGCAGAAAAGATCTTGGCTTAATGCCTTCTGGTTCTATAGCTAAATTATGTAGCTGCTCAACAATGTCGATAAAATGTTTATAGTCAGGAATATTACCTAGGGCATTGCCCCCAAAAAGATCAAACAGTACTTCATGTATAGAAAATAGCTGCCTATCTTTTTGCCTAAAGCCAAGCGTAGTCTTTTTAATTGTAGCTATTTCATAGAGCGATAAAGTAAAGAAGATATGATCCCAGATGATATGTCCATCTGAGTTATTTATTCTAGCTTTTGGAACTATCTGTTCAGCTACAGAAGTCTTACCACTGGCAGCCTTTCCAGATAGCCCAATAATTATTGGATATTCGGGATGATATTTTTTTTGTACATTCATAGTGTCTATTATAGCACTTAAATCTTGGATACGTACTCTTTTCTGATTTCTAATTCATTAAGAAATGCATTAGCTAGGGCGTCTGGCTCCCAAACAAAAGACCTATTTACTTGAACTACTCGAAAATTAAATTCTTCCCTTATTTCTTCAACTGTCATTAGTAATGGAATAAGGGAAGCATTTTTACACTTCCACTTACCATTGATCTGATTTGCCACAACGGCAGAATCAGTATATATAATTGGATCTGATAAATCAGCCATAGAACATATTAATAAGCCAGCTATTACAGCCTCATACTCTGCTTCGTTGTTAGTTCTAGGACCAAGACCTCTGGCAAATTGTGCTATTTTTTTTCTATTTTTATAAACAACAGCAGAACACGCTGCCTCTCCAAATTTTTTTTGACCTTGACCACGCGATGCTCCATCGCAGAAAACTTCTATGTTCATTTAACACCGTTTCAGTTTATTTTGAGTAAAGAATATATATCTAGCAGCATGTTTTCAACTTCTTGTCTTGAGTATAGCTCTCTGTCTTGAGAATATATTTCATGTAAAAAGTTTTCAATTTCTGATTTTACGTCAGCTACTTGCTCCTGAGTCAATTCTAATGTCATATTCTATTCCATATTTTTTGGCGGTGTTAATTATATTATTTTCATGAGAATTACTAGATACTTGAATCGTTTTATTTAAAAGATATCTATCACCCTTATACTCAACCTGTATAGGGAAATTTAAATCTTTTCTTTTTTCTGAATAAAACTCTTTGGATGACGTAACACTTTTATAGTAACCTATAAACATATAATATCCTTTTTCTTAATTAGTAAGTACTAAAGTCAGATTCTAAATATGAACCTTTTTCTTCCCTATAGGCTGCTACCTGCATAGATTGGATCTTATCCATTAATTTTCTGGCTGATTCGGAAGCGATGCGAGCTGAGTTTTCCATTGATTCAGCTAAGCTAACCATTGCCTCAGCTGTAACCATTTCAGAGTACTGCTCTTCTGCAGCAGTCATAGCAGAAGCTTCTCTTTCGGCTTCATTTTTTCCAACTCGGTTAGATTTGTATACTCTTTTATAGTTACCTTCTACAATTTTAAAATGTGCCCGAGCCATTCCAGCAAATCTAGCAGCGCGTCCATAAACATTAGACGTTCTAGCAACTAGCGAAGCGATGTTGTCTATGCCTAAATCAACTATATCAACTTCTGGAATTTCTACAAAATATTTATTTATTTTTTCAGCAGAACTGTATGCGTCTATTACCTCTGTTAACTGAGGCGCTAAAAAATCTGTTAGCAATTGCTGAAGTTTTTGAATTGTCACTTTACCTTCTCCGCTGATAAAAGAATTGCGTATTCATCAATTTCTAATTCAATTATTAAATCTCTAACTTTATTTTTAATTTTAGTTAAATGCTCTCTAATTGTGTTAGGGTGCTCATTTATTTTTAGAGATATCTCACTGGATCTTTCACCATCTACATATCTCCATTTTAAAAGCTGTCTTTCCTGAACAGATAGTCTATCAAACGGTGATACATTTTTCTCTCCAAGAACCCAAAATTCATCAATTTTATCGGTAGAAAGCATCTGCTCTAAGGAGTATTCTACTGGATCTGCCTTAAATCCTACAACATAGTTTTCATCACTTTCATCTGTTGTTGCATCGTCACTGAGTAGTGGGAAAGTTTTTCTACCAAGCTGATCAATTAAAAATGTATCAACATTCTTTTTTAGTAGATAAAAAAAATAACTATATAAAAATCCACTAAATGGTATTGGACCTTTTGCTGAATCTTTTCTCTCATATCTGTTAATACACTGAAAAAATGTTAGGTTTATTGTTTGGCGAATATCTTCCTCGTCACCATACCTTCTTGCCATATAGTTAATACCCCTCATACACTCATTGATCACTCTCATGTTATTTTGATTAAGTTTGTTTTTCATTAACGCAAAACGTGTACCGGGATCTTTGATAAACAAAGAAATAAACCTTCGAATATCATAATCATTTAGATTAAACTTGGAATAATACAGCAGTGACGTATATTTAGTTAAGAAGTTACTAAACACTTTCAGCAACTCTTCCTGATGATGACCTGAACCCTTTTTTGCCTTGTCTATAAGATCTTGCATTTCATTTTCTTGCAGTGAATAATACTGCTCTTTATAACTACTCATTTCTTGCCTTCCCAATTTATAAAATAATCACTATATATATCTCTTATATCTTCATAATAAATTATTACCGGAACCTCTAGTTCGTTCATAAAATTTTTAGCGTCGGTGGAGTATTTGCTAATGACACAAGTTAGCTTTGCAAACTCATCTGGATAATATCTTTTAAACCTTTTCAATTTTAGTTTACTTTTATCATCTAGATAGCCTTTGACTTCGATCCATTCATTATTCCTTGTCAACAGAAAATCTGGAGTGTAAGCTCTTGTTCCCCTTTTAATTGGGAATGGGAATACTGTTGGCTCAAATTCAAAATCAATTTTATATAATTTTAAAATCCTGACAAAATTTGCTTCCCAACTTGATCTAACATTCATGTCAATATCTTTCCTGTAACCAGTTTTAGTATATTGATATGCGTTTCCTTTTTTTCTTTTTGGAAGTTCATCATTCATAATTGCTTGATCAACCTGCTTGTTTCTGATATTATTCAAATTAGGTTGTTTTTTGAACGAAGATTTTTCCAGAAAAAAATCGTTTGGCGTTGCAATCCTTGTCTGCATCCTGTATCCTTTATGTCTATAAGCGTATCTATATTATACAATAAAAAGTAAAAAAAAACAAACCAAACGCTACAACGCAAGTTGTAGCCTAAAAAGAAAGAAAATATAATGTCCACCATTAATACACTAAACGAAATCATCAAGGAAACAATTGACCAAATGAACAGCGAAATTGCTGAAGACCTAGTTGTAAACTATGGTTATGACTTTGATTCGGCAATTAAGTTGGTAACTGAGTTTACCGAGTTTGACATCGCTGACTCTTCCGAATCAGACTTCTGATTCTTATATAAAATAAAATAAAAATGGGGCTGGGAAACCGGCCCCATTTTTATTTGTCTAACTTCTTTTCTTATTTCTAAAAACACCAGTACCACAAGCTCCAGAAGCTGCGTGGTCGCAATAGCTACATATTCTTCCGTTTGATGTTGGATTGAAATTTCTATCTGAAATAATATTATTTATAGATTGAATCAATTTTACTTTTACATTTTCAATATCTTGCTTAGAAAATAGATGACCTTTTTTCTTTCCAGATCTAAGATAGTATAGCTCTGCATATACTTCTTTATCTGGGAATATGTGATCCATAGCTAGTGCATATATTCCTAACTGCAAATTATTAGGAACCTCCTTAAGAGTTACTTCCCATTTGCCTGTTTTATAATCAGTTATATGGACTCTATCCTCATATACATCTACTCTATCTATAAAACCTATTATCTTGTAGCTGCCAATAATTAAACTGAATGCCAACTCTTTATCAAAGATGTGAAAATTTACATCACTATTGGTATCGTAAAAGTCATCTATTATTTGAGATCCAACAGATATTAGTTCATTAGATATTTTATTATCTGGATCCCAAATTGGGATATTTTTTTCATATTCTGATTTAAGTTCTTCTAAATCTATCTGTTTATTATTTTCTAATTTATTCTCTAATACAGAGTGAACAATATTACCAAGGGTAGCAGCTGCATTAAACTGTCTTGGCTCTTTTTGTATATAAGAATAAAAATACTTAGCTGGACATTGTGTGTATGTATCTATTCTAGAGTAGGAAAAATCTACTAGACTAAGCCGCTCTAAATAGCTAAGTGATTCATAACTTTTAATTGGTATTGATAACAAAAAATACTCCTATTCATATTCATTTGGGTCAAAAATTAGATTTCCTTCCTCATCATATTCTTTTCCCATCTCGTCTATTGTGTGACCATTATGCTTATTTACATAACAACCATTCTTTGTTGGAATCCAACCAGTTTCACCTATCTCCATATAATCATCAGATGGCCACATTTTCGCCACCAATCATAACCTCAACATCTGTTATCTCATCTGCATTAAGGTAGTAATGAATTACTGTGTATAGATCTTTTAGATCTTTAGGTGTTAAATAAAAACCAACACAAGTACATTGTAAAAATAATTTATCTTCATAATTATATGTTGAATCTGTATATTCAGTTAATTTAATATTTCCTTTTTGTACAACTGCGGGAATTGACATCTTTACTCCTCATAAATTGTTATTGGATTCCAATTTGGATCATCCATTTTTTCTCTCATATCTTTTACGTAAGAGTCCCAGTCTCTTTCGTCTTCTGTTTTTTTCTGATATCTAACGCTGCCCTTGAATGGATTTGAATTAAACTTAGTCATAACTAAACGACCTTGCTGTGTCTTCCATCTAAGGATTCCATTTTTGCAATCACAAAAATCTTCATTATCAACTTTAATTTTTAATTCTGGATCATATCTTCCAGAGCAACCGTTACATTTGGTATATCTACCCTTGTCTTGACATCTATTGCATGATGAGCAGAATACCCAACACCATTTTTCTACAGGGTTAATAGTAGGACCAACACTAGACATTATTACTCTCCAATTCAATTAGCTTTTTAATAGAAGACTCTACGTTAGGTGAAGCTTCTATCTTATATTTATAAATAAATTTATGTTTTTCAGAATTAACCTGTAAGAATACAGGTCTATCCCCTTTTGAGGAATTAATTATATCATATATTTTGTTAAGTAAGACGGGTGATATATCTTTATCAACATCAAAAACTAAAGCTTTTCCTGTTAAAAATAAATGTGAGTCTATTTTTTCGCAAGACGAATAATATATCTTTGCAACTGGGTTTTCTTCATCCCCTTCTTTTGAAAGATTGCCAGATATAATTAAAACATCACCTTTATTAAAATAGTCATCCGAAATAGACTTGGCTGCGTTAGGGAAGATTATTATTTCAATATCAGAAGATATATCCTCAATCGTAATCTTAAACATTTTCTGACCTTTTTTGGTCATGATTTTCTTTACTGCAGTTATTATTCCACCGATTTTTACAGAAGATCCAACAGTGTAATTAATCAAATCAATAATTTCACATGTTATTTTTTTAGAAAGAATATCCCAAATACCAAGGACTGGATGAGTGGTAACATAAATTCCAAGTTCATCTTTTTCTTTTTCTAAAATAGATAATTCTTCTAATCTATTATATCCAACTTTATATTCATCAATTAATTCGTCTAGTGCACCAGCCATAGCTAGGTGTTCTAATGTTGATTTCTTAAGAATTGTAGGATCGCATCTCCTAAAAAAGTCTGACAAATTTTTATACGGATTTAATTCATCTCTAGATGAAACAATAGCGTCTGCTATTGATGACCCAATTCCGTTAACAGCTGATAGTCCAAAAACAATAGAAGAATCATCTATAACCTCAAAGTCAAATCCAGAATAATTTACTGAAGGTGGTAGCACTGATATGCCTAGCTTCCTACAGTCGGATAGATAAAATGATTGTTTATCTTTATTTCCAACAACAGAAGACATAAGTGCAGCCATATATTCAACAGTATAGTTAGCCTTCAAATATGCTGTTACGTAACTGATCATTGCGTAACTGGCGGCATGCGCTCTGTTAAAACCGTATCCGCCAAAGTATTCAATGTCTGAGAAAATTTTATTAGCTAACTGTTCAGATATCTGAGAAGATTCAACACAACCTTCAACAAATTTACTGCGCATTTTAGCAATTTTATCCATTAACTTTTTACCTATAACTTTACGTAAATCATCGGCTTCTGCTGAAGAAAAGCCAGCTAATTCTCTAGCTACGCCAAGAACATCTTCCTGATATAGCATAATACCCAGAGATGGCGCTAAAACAGATTCCAATTTAGGATCATCATATTTGATTCTACTACGACCATGTTTTCTATCTATATACTCTTTATCCATTCCCGAACCCATTGGTCCAGGTCTATGCAGTGATATAAGAGCCATTATGTCTTCTATACTTCTTGGCTGCAAAGAGATCATCATTTCTCTCATAGATGATGACTCAAGCTGGAATACTCCAGCGCAATTACCTCTACATAATTCGTCATAAGTTTTAGTATCATCCAATGGTATTAAATCAATATCAATTAATATTCCCTTATGTTTCTCTATTAGCTTGACACAAGAATCAATGACACCTAGGTTTCTTAAACCAAGAAAGTCTATTTTTAGTAGACCACATTGTTCAACTCGACCCATATCCCACTGAGTTACAATTGGATTATCTACACCCTTTTGCATAATTGGTAAGTAATCAGTTAATGGGCCTTTTGATATAACTACACCAGCGGCATGAATTCCTGTTTGCCGAACAAGGCCTTCTAACCCAAATGCAGTGTCTACAATTTCTTTAGCTGTATTATCTTTTTTGTATAATTCTGAGAAGTCAGCAACTTCCATGCACTCAGAAAGATTTTTAGATATACCCAAAATAGGCGGAGGTACAAGTTTAGCTACGGTATCCCCTGCTGCAAAATCATGACCTAATGCTCTGGCAGCATCTCGTATAGATTGACGAGCTCCTGTCTTATTAAACGTACATATATGTGCAACATGATCTACGCCATATTTACTTCTAGCGTAGTTAATAACTTCATCTCTATGTCTATCGTCAAAGTCTAGATCTATATCTGGCATTGACTTTCTTCCCTCGACAAGGAATCTTTCAAACATTAAACCAAACTTAATTGGATCTAGGTTAGTGATTTTAAATGCGTAAGATAATATACTGCCAGCAGCAGAACCTCTTCCCCACCCAACTCTAACATTATTATTTTTAGCCCAATTGACTAGATCTGAAACAACTAGGAAATATTCTGGAAATCCCATATCTTTTACTACACGTATTTCATGATTAGCTCTATCTATAATATGCTGCGGAAGTGGATCGCCATATCTTTCCTTTAAGCCACTCCAAGCTAATCTTTCGAAGTAATCATTAGATGTTTCTTTTGTTGGAATTGGAAAATCTGGAAAATATATGTTTCCAAAATTTAAATTAATATCAACCATATCACATACGTCCATGGTATTCTTTAGCCAATCAGGATTAAATTTTCTTTCCATCTCATCATATGACTGAAGATAGAATTCATCACCACTAAAAGAAAATCTATTTGGAGTATGAATATTACAGTTTGTAGCAACACATAGCATGATATCATGGGCGCGAGCGTCATTCTGATGTACGTAGTGGCAGTCTCCACTTGGGACTACTTTGGCTCCAATAATGGAAGCTATTTCAACTAATTGGTTAAATACTTTGCGTTGTTCAGAAAGACCATGGTCTTGAACTTCTATGAAATAATTTTCTCTACCAACAATATCCTGCATTTTCTTAGCTGAGTTAAGGGCGTAGTCAAAATCATTTCTTAGTAAAGCCTGAGACACTTCACTATTTAGGCAGCCAGATAGCACAATGATTCCATCAGAGTGTTGAGATATAAGATCGTGATCGATTCTAGGCTTAACGTAATATCCTTCAAGAAATGATCTTGATGACATTTTAATAATATTTTTATAGCCAACATTATTTTTAGCTAGAATTGTTATATGGTATGGCCCTCTTTGTTCCCATTCATTTTTGGCCGGACCAGATCTTTCTTCCTCGTCTTTATCAAATCTGGTTTTTCTAGCTTGATAAAATTCAGAACCAAGAATTGGCTTTACACCCGTAGCTTGACCTGCATCATAGAAATCAAGCCACGAGTGTATATTGCCATGATCAGTTGTAGCTAGACCTTTCATTCCAAGAGATCTAGCTCTGTCTAAATACTCCTCAATTCTTCCATGTCCATCGAGCATAGAATAGACTGTATGGTTGTGGAGATTTGTCCAATTTTTCACTAAATTCCTCTACTTCTATCTGAGCCATCAAGAGCACTATCTCTTGTTTCTCTATATGTAATAATTACAACTCCGCCACAATACTTACAAGGAACAGGCTTACCTTCCTGAGCAAAAGGACTTCTTTCCATGTATTGATCTGGCTGATCTGACTTACACTCAGAGCACACTCCAATAACATCATCTGGATTTTGTATATTAGACATTTTCACCTCCTTTATTTTTTAGCTTATATGCAAATCTAACTGGAGATGGCGAAGACTTTTCTTCTGTTTCTATATATTTATCTCCAACTTTAATCCATTTCTTTTTTTGCTCCAAAGAACACTCGCCACAACCAACGCCAACGGCATTTGCTCTCTCGCATGTATATGGTCTACCGCCAATTCCGAGTTCTCTTCTTTTGACCCAATCTCTTATGTGGCTATTAGATTTTTCCCAATTATAATCGTCGCAATTACTAAGTATTTCATGAAGAAATTTTATTGAATCTTCACTGTAAGTAAGTATGGAACATAGGAATAATCTAGCTTCATGTTCAAGAAATTTTTTCTCTTTTGCTTGATCATATAATCTTTGTACGGCGGTGCAACCTGTTAGTAGTTTTTCTTTTGTAAATTCTCTTTCTGATTCATCTAACTTTTTAAACGCAGATGAACCATATTTATTGAAGTAAGACATAAAATCTTTTGATTTTTCTTTTTCAATTTCTAAATCATATGTAAAATCTCTAAACCACTCATTTGCTTTAGAGCTGAATGATTGATCAATTACAATATTACTAAATCTATTTATGCAATATTGCTTAATGGTATCCATATTTGTATATAGTAGATCCGCATTAATTTTATTCTTATAAAGCGATGTATCTTGATGCATTGTACCCTCAAGGCGCCACATTCTTCTTGGATCGTAAACACTAAAATCTAAAGATGTAAGATTTAATTTATCATTTACTTTATTTGCAATGTGCCTAAAAATTTCTGGCAGTTTATTAGATGGATTAATCCCCAGGGCGACAGCTTCGCACTCGATATGAAAACCTTTTTTGCCAGTAAAATAAACAATAATAGATTCTTCAGGAATGTATTCCAATAAATATTCTTTTAATCTAATGGTTTCCTCTAATGATATATCACCATTAGTATTATCTAGATCAAAATATAATGAACTTAATCTTGTTGATTTTTCAATATCTGGATAATTATATTTCCATATAGATGTATATAATCCAGTATTATCATTGTCTTCTCTAAAAGAAGGAATATCTTCATCAGTTATAAATGTAGTTTTATCTCCAGATTTAATTCTAATAACTCTATTAAGGGAGGGAACATATTTAGCTATTTCTACATATTTCCAAGAAGATAAAAACTTATTTGATCTTTCACAAATTTTCATATAATTTTGACCCTACAATCATCATGTTTTATATTTAGGATAGATATTTTTGGATAACAAAAATTATCTGAGTGAGTCCTATAATAGACTGACTCTTCTATTATATCTTCTAGATTGGAAAAAAGATATATTCTTTTAGATATTCTTTCTTCTATGTTATTGTCTTGTCCATTTATCATTTATAAGTCCGCTATCATCTATGTATGTATGTAACTTAGAGGCTATATTATCCGCTACATGAACTATATAATCCATGTAAGTAATTGGATAAGTTTCTGGAATAGGGGACCACGGTCCAAGATGGCATCTCACTAGTCTCAGAATAGATTGTATTGTTTCTTCTTGCATAAACAAAGACGATGAGTGCGCATCGTTTGCATATTTTTTATCATGGCTTATTACATTGGATACAAATTTATTTACCGTATACGGATGCATCGGGTCATATTGGAAGGTGTCATCAGAGTGATTTACCCCTTTAGTTATATCGTGCAAAAGACATGCTGCTAATATAACGTCTCGCTCCTCTTGAGAGACGCTGTATGAATCGCACATAGTATCAGCTATTCTTGTAACTCTTTTTGTATGTAATACATTACCGCCGTGCCCGTGCTCATCCGGTGGGTGATATTTTCCAGAAAAACTTGATGGAACTATCCAAAAATCAGATGCCTGCAGTAATACCGATCTAACAAAAGACTTAATTACTTCATCTGAAATAAGATTTATTTCATCTAAGAGAGTTTCTAGATAATCGTCTTCCTGTTGTGTGTATACACTTTTATCCTCTTCGAGGATATCATCTAATATACTTTTCTTATTCATTTCCATCCTGTCCATTTTGAGCATGGTTCGTCAAAGGGGCATTTCTTGCAATAGGAAATTAAACCTCTTCTTGGAACAAACAGTTCTTTAGAAGATATTGTATCACACCAGTACTCAAAAGCGTCAACGTCTTCTTGTGTTATTTCATATTCAATAAATTGATGGCTATTAGATACTAGATCGATATACCCAAATTTTGTTTTACTTAATCTACCTGGGTGTTTATTTTTAAAACCAAGATACATTGAAGTAAAATCAACTTGATACATATGTCTATGATTTGTTTTATAATTAAATAAAAATTTAATAACAAAATTATTTTCTCCATTAGAATAAATTAAATCAAATTTATCTTCAATTTTTGAATCTGAACCCGAAAAAGCAAAGTAGTCGTCGCTAATTGATATTGGTATAAATTTGGTATCAGAGTATGTTTCATAAAATTTTAAAAGCAGTGCTGCGGCTTTAGAGGTTAAGTTAGCTACATTGCCATACATACTTTCATGCTGTTCAGTTATTATATCGTAATGGTCTGTATTTTTTGGAAACCATAATTTTTCCCACCTATTTAATAAGGATGCATACGAGGGGGTAATACCAGCTTGTTTTTTAAACCAAAAATAATACAGAATATTTTTAATTGTTATTTCAAATTTATTAGTGTATATATCTCTAGAATAAATTTTTTCAGAAAGCTCTTGTTTATATCTATAGTCATATAATCTTTCACATGTTTGAAAATCTTTTATTGCAGCTACCGTTAGTTTTAACATCAATCAAAACCCTCTCCATTTAATAATTGCTGAAGATCAGAATCTTTTTCATACATTGAATCATCAGCTATTTCATATTGTTCATATATTTTCTTTTCATCATTGTACCTAACCAAAGGAGGATCATACAAAAATGCTGAACCAGTAATTCTATTTTTAGGTATTTGAAGCTGCATAACATTTTCATCTTCGGTGTCGTCATTTGTTGCTAGTCTTTTTTCTGTTATAAATATTGTGACTGCACACTTTTGCTGAATAGCTAGTGAACCACCAGTATCAGATTGTTGAACAACTTCACGCTTTTCCTTCATTCTATTTGAATTTTCTTGTGCTGTAATTATTAAAACACAATTCATATCTCTAGCTAGCTTTTCTAACCTAACCATCATTTCTTCAAATTCACCCCAGCGTGGCTTTCCTTTGCCGCTACCCCTAGTGAACATTGATTGAATAGTGTCTATAATAACTACATCTGGAAGTTTGTCATTATGGCCAATTAAATCTCTTAACCAAATTTCTAAGTCTTCAAAATACGGAGTTTCTGGATCGTGTCTAACCATGAGACGATCTCCCCACTGCTTTAATTTATTAGTAAATATTTTGATATATTCTTTTTTTTGATCCTGAGTCCATTTATCGACTTCTGCGTATACGTTTTTACCTATTATTTGAGTCATCAATACTCTTTCCCAGTGACCCAATGCTTCTTCAAAGTTTACGTACAAGACTCTATAGCCAGTATCTAACCAATGATTAGCTAGACATTTAGCAAACGTACTTTTACCTTTACCTGAGGGTGCAATTATTGCATGTACAGCGCCTTTAAAGAATCCACCGTCATCAGTATAGCCCATTGCTCTATTGAGCGATTTAAATTGCGTTGGCATAAAGTCAGGTACATTTAAGAGACTATCGGCTCTCCCTATAATGTCATCTGCTGTTGTCAGTTTCTCGAACGGATTATATTTAATTGAACTTTCTAAATCTTTTATTGATAATGTTAAAAGACTTATACGATCTATATCTTCTGGAGATTTATTACCTTTTTTGTTAATTAGAATTTGTAATTCTTGTAGATAATTAATTTGCTTTCTTTTATTAGCTTTATGTTTAAGAAGTTCTACAATTGATTCTTTATCTGTTGAGTTAACACTTAATATATAATCCAACATAACAGATACTCCAGCGGCACCGCCTAGTGCATCATATATATCTGTTTCTTCTGATAACCATGATCTAAAGGCAATTGGATCTACCTTTTGTAGATTAGTAGATTTATAAAAAGCTAAAAAAGCTTGATACAATTCATATACACCTTTTTCTCCATGTATCAAGCCAACAATTTCTTGTGGGAGATTTTCACTAAAGTATTCAATTGCCCCATCCTGCTTTAGGCATAGTGAGAAAGCTTGATATTCAAGTGGTGTTTCCTGGAACTGCTCTACTTCATCTAGTGTCATCAATTTTTTTGCCTTTTATTTTTCTATAAAGATCTTTTTTATATTGAGAATTTTTCTTTTTCATTTCCTGATAATACTTTGAAGATGTAATAGATTTTTTAACGCTATTTTTTTCTAGCATCGGCGTAGATCTAATTGCTTCAAGCATTCTATTATACACGCTTGTTTCAGTTAATGAATCATTGTAGCGAAATACAATAAGTGCTATTCCATTTTCTTTACACCATTCAGCTTTTTTAATATCTCTTTTTTGAGCTTCTTCAAACTCGTAGCGAGAAGGAAAAAATCTAGAAGTATAATAAAAATGTTGACGACCGTGATATTCTGCAGCTATGGCGTAGCTAGGGCAATACACATCTAATCTCATTTTGTCGCCAATATGAAATTCATTAATAATTTCTTCACTAGGAAGAAGTTTTTGCATTACAGCAGTAAGTGCAGTTTGCCCTCTAGACATTTTTTTTCTAGATTGCTTCAACCAAGACAGGCCAAGTTGATTTATTCTAGAATTAACATCTGAAATAGATACGCCTAGTTCATTCGCTATTTGACTGATAGACATTGATGTTTCTAGTAGAAGATCTACTAGAAACTCAATATCATCATCACTGATGTCCTTTTTACTTTTAGACATATTTAGTTTTGTTGCGCCATTGCCTTTGTTAAACTAACGACTTTACCTGTATCTATTATGGACATATCTAAATTCTCCCAAATTTTGGACGCCAAAGCCAGACCTAATACTCCACAATCAAACAGGCAGTAATCTACACCTTCATTAAATTCAGATATCTGAGCGTATACATTATCTAGTTTGTCGTAGTAGTTATGAAATGGTACATTGATAACATGACAGTTGAATCCAAAAACTCTTTGAACTATTTTTTTATCATGAAAAGACACAACTAATTTTGGTGTATTTCTTATAAAGTAATTTATAAGAGTATCATAAATTTCTTTATTGTTCAGTAAATAATATTCAAATATATTAGAATAAACATATTCTGAATTTTTATTTAAGCCTATTTTAAAGTGTTTGCCAGATTCAATATATGGGATAAGGGAGTTTGAAATGGCTTTCATTACATTTTTATCAGTATTTTTTAATGAATTAAGAACACCTTTAGCAAAGTGTGGAGGAAAAGGATTTTCACTGTTTTTATTTAAAGCAACGATTGATGACTTTGGAATATTAACATAGGCAAACTTTTCTCTTTTATTCATTGCTAAACTTAATTTAGTAGTTGATTCAGTTACATTTAGTATAGTCATTTTATTTCCAATCAGATTCCAAAATTACCCCAGTCAATTAAGACTGGATTTTCGTCGACAATAGAATTTATGTGCTCGATTTGATGAAACTCTCCACCATCTAACTCTGAATATCTAGCGTGCTTTATCTTTTTATCAAGATCATTAATATAGCCAAGATGTTGCATGATTAGACTGCTGTTTAACCAATAGTTTCTTTTGTTGATCCATTCCCTAACATAAGAAGGTTCTGAGCCACATGCTAATTTTCTATTTACAAACGCGCCGTTGTCAAGAAATCTAAAAATTCTACTACTATTATTTGGTGTCCAAAGTTTATCAACTCTATATTGAGTTTCATTCCACATGTGATAAAAGCGAACATTGACTACATCAAAAGGTGAAGTTGCTAGAACATCACGTATTGGTAAGTCATTAGTATGAAATAACTTTTCATCACAATCAATTGCAATAACCCAGTCACCTACGCTGGCATATTTTTCTAAATTACTCCAGGCAAATGCTCTTAGTTGACCTTCATTTTGAGTAAACAACTGCTCCGGTGTCTGAAAAACTTCTGCATATTTTGCAGCTATCTCTGGAGTATTATCGGTAGAACAGTCATCGGTAAAAATAATTTTATCTACTTGAGTAGATAATCTTTCTAAAACTTCTTCTAAAAATCTAGAAGATTCATTGCGCCCAATCATTTGTGCGAATATCATATAATTCCAATCTTTTTTAAAGGCAGAAAGGGGGATTACTCCCCCCTTCTCCCTAACCAACAAGTACTAGACTTTAATGAGTTGTTCAGCCTACGAGCTGCTCATGAGCCTCTGCAGCCGAGATTCGCTCAATCTCAACATCTTTAATGATCAACTCACCAAGAGTGCCAACTGGGCGACGATTGCTCATTGCAATCTTCTCCGCGTCTGTCTTATTATTTGCCTTAACAACTGCAGTTGTTGTTACGGTGAAATACTTGAACTTGTTATCTGACATTGTATTGCCTTTCGTTATATTGATGGATAATTAATTGCGATATATTCTATCGCATCTTGCATTGTTGGTGCAAGCTTTGTTGCCATATATTTTAGATAAACTCTGTTCTTATTAGAGTCACAGCAAAAAACAATTGCTGGCTGATCATTGAACTTTGCCCAAGCTAGTTCAAAATCAGTACCTATATATGCGCGATCTTGTAACATGTATTCTACCAGAATGATATCCGCTCTGCGTTGCATGAATAGATTTTTTTCAACTATTTCTTCAGGAGTTTCATAATCCCTACCAGTAATAGTCATTGGATCTAATACATCATAACCTGCAAGATGCAGTGCCTTGGTAGCAGACTTACGCCAAAAACGACCGTAGTCTTCAACACCCTCAATTGCTCCTGAAAGAAATACTTTAAGCGGCATATGCTACTCCTGGCCAATAGTATTCTAGGTCATTTGGTTCATCAAAAAACTGTGAATAATATCCAAAGTCTTTACGAAGAAGATTTGATCTATGTGATCTATGGAATTCTTCATTGCCAAACCAAGCTGGCATTATAGTAGTTCCAGGTTCTATTTCTTCGTATTGCATATTATTATTATATCCTCTACGAACCCATTCACGGATAGTCATATTTTGATACAACTTCAAAGCTGATTCATACCCAGTCCACATTAGCGTGACTGGATGGTTTCGCCAACCTTTCGTTGGAGTGCGATCAAGTAAGATGTTTAAAACTTGAAATGTTTCAACACGTTGTTTTCCTAATCTACGATAGTCTAATACTTCTACAGATTTTTGAAAATCTGCATACGGTAGAAATGTTTGCACTAAAGATCCTCCTCTATTTCATTCCAATCTTTTTCGAATTCCTCATCAGTCATTAAGTGTGAATCAAGGCCGTAAGTATACTTGCCCACCATTTTAGCTCTCCAATATTCTTTAGGACCAAGTGTATATATTCCAGCTTGTTCATTCTCGTAGTCTAGCTCTTCTTGACTTAATCCATCATGCTGGGCAATGTGTATTTCTGCTACAGATAAATCCGTAGAGAAACGTCTAACATAGACGGATACAGACCCACGATTAGACCACCCCGGTAATGTGTTTTTAGTTAAATGTATCTTAACTATTTTTTCTCCACAACCTATGGTCAAAAAACCACTTTCATCGTGAGCTGCTTCGCCAATATATTCTGCTGGTAGTATTTCAAATTCCATTTTAGTTGTATTTATCTTCCATTTCAAAGTTAAAAAACAGTACCCCTACACAGTTGTGCAAGGGTGCTGTTTTTGTAATGCTATTTTTTATAGTCTCTTATGAAATCAGCAGTTCTAGCATACATCGATCCCCAAATTGACTTGTCTTTACATAATTGATTAATAGACGTTTTGTCTCCAGCGAGACCTTCCATTTCTTCATATGCAACAGTAGCCAATGCCTCTCCTAAACCTTCTTCAAGCATTATTTCTACTTTTGAAAAAGAGTAACCGTTTCTCCAAACAATTTTTTGTCCTTCATTAGTATCAATTACTTCAAAAAATTGTCTCATTGCAGCTAACATTGGATAAGCAAAAGCCTCTGCTAAAATTTTAGTAGATAGTACAACTGATTGTTTATCGGTTCCACTTAAAAAAATTAATTTGTCTGCGTTTGTTTTTTTAGAATCCCATATTTTATAGATAGTTCCTTTATTATACCATTTTAGTGATCTTGCAATTAAGATATCGTGTAATCTGCAAATATCTAAAACAACATCTTGCATTGCGACAAAGTTTTGCTTGTTATCCTTATGTCTTATTACTGCTTTTTCTTTACTGTTATACGCAACAATAGGATGAGATCCACCGTTGGGCCACTCAATAATATCGCAAGTAGTTAAAACCTTAAGTATATAAGCTGCGTCTACAGGATAAGATGTTCCATCTTCAGTGCCGGCATTTTGGTACCATGCAATTTTTTCTGAGAAATCAGGAAGACCTGGTTTTCCATCTAATGCCTTTTTAAGCCACTCAAAATTTCCCTTTTGAGACTCAAAAGACATTTCTAAGTGTTTTTGTGATGTATTTCTAGCTTCAGTAATTTCTGAATAAAATTTTTTATTCAATCCAGTAATTATTTCTATTTGCACATACTCATCTGGCATATGAGAATCTATCGCGTTGGCATTGTAGTCTTCTATAATAGAAGATATAATTTTATAGGTATGACCACCATCTATGATTGAACCCTTTGTTCCAAAATCAACAACTAAAATATTATTTTCTGATACGTGAGCTGTCTCTGCGACTATTACAATTCCACTGTTTCTTAAATTAAAAAGTCCAGGAGTAAAATCAGAATACTCAGAATTAACTAAAGAATTTTTTATTTCTTTATGAAAAGTTTTATTTAATTTTGCTTCACGCGCATTGTTGTGATTAGACATTCCTAACGGGATATTTCTAATCTCTACCGTTAGTCTGTGAATTTTAATATCTTGACCTATTTCTTCATCATGAATAGGATTTGATATAGAATTGTGTCTATAAAATTTAATTGCATGGATATTATTATTTTCTGACATGTTTATGTCTCCTTAATGTTAGGGCTACTTTTGTAGCCGATTTAAATGAGATTTTCTGTTGAAAAACTCATGGTTATAATAGTATCACAATACTTTAAGAATTGCAACACTAGACTAGAAAATTCAATCCTTTTTAAATTCGGTGAATGTTTTGTCGCCTACGCCAAAGTATTCTCTGGCAAGACCAGACGCTATTATAGCATCATTTAGACACTCTCCAGCCTCATTCCACACTCTTGCTAGAACTCTTCCGTACTTTTCGTTCTTATCAATAATTGTTTCTATCTTAACTTTATGGTTAGCGGCTGTGAGCCACTGGTCAGTAAACTCTTTTGCTGCCAATCCCATTTTCTTTTCTTCAAGATTAGTTGTGCGACTCTCAGGAGTATTTACACCATAAAGACGAACTCTGCCTCTCTTTAGGGTATCAAAACCTAAATCAATAACAATATCAAAAGTATCGCCATCAATTGTTTTCTTAACCTCTGCGTTATAGATCCAAGGGTTTAGTTTATCTGTCATATCAATCTCTTTCTATTCCTATAGTGTCACATGCTTTTCTAAATATTTCTCTACTTATTGCAAACTTTTTATCAGCTTCCCCTCCAACTGGAGAAGACTTATGCCAACTATGTCCTATTGATACAGTGCCATCGTAAGCAACATTATAGCCTCTATGTCTAGCAAAATAAGAGCACCATGTTTCCTCATAATAGTGAGGTGTAGGTAGGAAGGCTCCCGTAGAATCTGGAAACATTTCCTTATATTCCAAGTCATTTGATAGTGCATTCCAAACATCTCTGCGCACAAAATAAGCTGAACCAGATACTGTAACGCAATCAACCCTATCTCTATATAGATGATCTTCAGGATCATGCTCTCTCCAGCCGCGGTGCTTTGGCTGAGTATTTGTTCCAATTATTCCAGCGTGTGTTATATAACCATTTTCATCTCTTTGCTTTGGGCCAAGGATATGAACTTTTTTATCCTCTTGAAAGATTTTATCTATCTCATATATAGATCTACTATCAGCCCATATATCAGCGTTAACAAGCGCAATAGTATCCGAGTCCCCAAGTGCGGCCAATTGATTACATGCTGCAGAGTATCCAATGTTATCATTTAATTTTAATTTATCTATATGATATCTAGATTGATTAAATCTCAACCAGTCCACACTATCATCTATTGATCCATTATCTGCTATATAAAGTCTCCATTTTTTAGGAGATGTGTGCAGGTCATTGTGTAGACAATCTAATAATCTATTAAGCAGTGGTCTTGTATTGTAGTTAATTATACATATATCAATCAAATTAAACACCCTCTTCTATTAGGATTTCGAAAGCTGCTTCTGGACTAATTCCAAAATCAACAAATGTTAAAAACTTATCTTCTACTAAATCCATTATTTCATGATCATAAAATTCTTTAAGCCTATTTAAATATTGGGCTAATGATGGTCCAGTAATTTTTTCTTTAATAGATTTATTAGACATAAATTTAATAGATACAAAACCTATAACTAAAGAAGTAATAATTACTTTTTTAATAGTATTATTTACTGCCATTCGTCGTACTCTTCCTCTCCGCCATCATAATAAGTTTCCTGAACCTGTAATCTAATTGAGTCAGCTACGTCTTTATAGTATTGAATATACTCTTCCTCGGCATCCATAGAAACAAAGTCATATGTTTCTGCTATATGTAGGGCAATATCGCTATCAAAAACAAGGCACACTTGGCCTGGAAGTAGTTTTGCTATATGCTTTTTCTTAATACCTTTACTCATTTTCCTTTTCCTTATTTATTTTATGCAAACAGATATTGTTAGTATCTGGCTCAAAAGTTATAAAAAATATATTCTTTTTAGAAATATCTATACCTTCTGGCGGTGGACTTTCATCTGCTATTTTCTTAGAAGAGCAACCATATACTTGGCTGTGATCTTCGTAGACTACAATATAATTAAGCTTTGATGCTGGCATTTGTCACTTCTATCACTTGTTTTGAGTTTTCAACTAGAAAACTTTTTACTTTTTCCCAATCTAAATAATTATTATCTTTAATATAATAGATTTTTTCTACTGTTGAATTAGCTATTAGCTTAGCGCAAGAAAAGCACGGGGGGCCATTTATATATATTTTTTTTGGTCTAGCTGAATAATCCGAATGTAGGAATGCATTCGCTTCTGCGTGGATTGCTATACAATTGTCATATATAGATCCATTTGGTGAATTATCAGTAACTCTTGGACATCCTCCATCACTACAGTGTACCATATTTTTTGGCCCACCGTTATATCCTACTCCAACAATATGGCCATATTCATCGACAAGTATCGCGGCGTATTTTCTTTTAGAGCAGGTTGAGAAAATTTCTGACATAGATATACACATTTGTATATACTGAATATCTTTTTTCTTTAGATCCATAATATTACTAATCCAGAACATAAACCAAAAATTACCGATAACAAAATGGCAGCGTATTTTTGTCTACCTTTTGGTAGTGTTTGATTTAAAATTTGAATTGAAATGCACCAATTTAATAATAGTGAAAAAGTAAATAACTTTAAAATTTCCATATTACTTCTTCAATAGTAGAGTTAGCGATACTGGAAATTTATCAATAGATAAATCCATTACTGCTTTGGCATATAGTTGTATTTCTTTTTGCGCGTCTTCTTCTAGTCTTTGTTGTAAGAACAGGGCTAATGACTGAAGACTGCAAGACCACCTATAGATCACATGCATGCCGTAAGCTGGCAAGAACAATCTAGCTTGCTCTGGTGCTACTCCAGTTTCCATGGCCATTGCATAAAGTGCCTCGCCCTGCTTAATATAATCTACAAGTTCTTGAGTTAGCAGTGAACCTGTCCATGGATCTATTGGACCACCAGAGCCCTGCTTCCGATTATCGGGAGCAAGTCTCCAACTGTCTTTGTCTGGAATGTAAAATTCAGGATCCATAGTAATATATCTACGACTAGATTCATTCCATGAGTCCATTGTATGATCTGATCCGACTACATACTTCCAATGCTGTCTAGCTACCATAAGTGGGGCTTTAAATTCAAATGTAAGAAAAGCGTGCCGAAAAGGTGACATATGATTTTCTCTAGCTAAAAATTCGATTAATCTAGCGTCGGCAGTTGTCATTTCTGTAGATTCTTTGGCAAAAGAAGCTCTTGCTGCGTTTGCTACAGAAAGATCTGAACCCATATAATCAACTAATCTAACATAACCATTTTCTAAAACTTTTATTACATCTATCGATTCAGGTGTCTGTTCCATCTTCGTAGTCATTATAGTTTCCTTCATCTCCATCTTCATCTTC